CTGAGGATCATGGCCAAGTACGGGGCCACCCCGAAGGATCGGAAGATCATGAAGCTGGCCAGCCCCAAGAACTCCACAGCCAGGAACGTTGACCGGGATCTGGAGAAGGATCTGGGTCTATGAGCGAGAACAGAGCCAAGCTGGGCCGGCGTATCACCAAGGCTACCCAGGAGAAACTCCGGGCCCTCTTCCTGGAGCAGTACCAGACTTACATGGACAGCGTGACCAAGGGGACCAGGATCGCCTCCAGGGCTGAGAAGGCGAAGGTCCAGAGACATCTGGACGTACTCCACGATCCGGCCTCCCGGTGGACCTTCAATCTGGATCGTGCTGTGAAGCCGGTGATCTGGATCTCAGCGAACTTTAAGCATGGCCTGGGGATCATGAAGGGAAAGGCCTTCCGGCCCGAACCCTGGGAGACCTGGGACATCATGGATCTGTTTGGATGGGAAGATCGGACCACCGGTGTGAGGAGATACAATCAGGCCTACTGGCAGATCCCCCGAAAGAACGGAAAGAGTACCCTGGCCGGTGCGATCATCGATTACCTGGCCTTTGGGGATGGCTATCCTGGGGCGATCTGTGCGATCGCATCCAACAGCCTGGAGCAAGCAGGGGAGACCTTCACCAGAGCCGAACAGGGCCTGGTCCTGGGCAATCTTCCGGGGATCGAATCCTACAACAGCCGGACCTATAAGACGATCAAGTGGGGCGACTGTCGGGTCGATGCTTTGACCGGAGTCCCCAGGGATGGAAAGCTACTCCACGGGGCGATCCTGGATGAGTTCCATGAGGCCAAAGATACGGGGATGCTCAATTCCTTCCTGACCGGTAACATTGCCGATCCGGAGTCCCTGACTCTGATCATTACCACGGCGGGGACCTATCTCCAGGGACCATGCCATCAGGAATATGAGAAATGCATCAAGATCGTCTACCAGGCGATCAAGACCGATCGATACTGGGTCGCTATCTACGAACCGGATCCGGGAGATCAGCCTGGGAATCCGGTGACCTGGGAAAAGGCCAACCCCAACCTGGGAGTGAAGGGATCTGTTGACCTGGAGATGCTCAGGGACCGCTACGAGAAGAGCCAACACTCCGCATCTGATCTGACGGTATTCAAGACCAAGAACCTCAATATGTGGGTCCATAGTACAAGCAAGTGGGCCAACATGGAGAAGTGGATCCAGGGATGCTCTGGGCCCGCTGAGGTGGAGCCTGGATCTCGATGCTACCTGGGGATCGATCTGTCCTCGACCAGTGACTTCACGGCGATCACCCTGGACTTTCCTCCGGCTGAGAAGGACGGGATCCACAAGCAACAGTATATGTTTTTTGTACCTGGGGAGAATGTGGCCAGGATCCAGCGACAATGCTCGATCCCACTGGAGCAATGGATCGCTGACGGATATGTGATCGCTACTCCGGGACCGGTGATCGATTACAGCTATATAGCCGAGTACCTGGAGAGGATCCGGGAGCAGTATGAACTAGTGTTGATCGCTGGGGACCGCTTCCGGCTGATCGACCTGGCCCGCTACTGTCCACCCTGGTTTGAGGAAATAACCTTTGAGTTCAGCCAGGGGAAGATGACCATGAGTCCATCAACCCAGCAGTTTGAACGTTTCTATCTGTTGGGCAAGATCCGATCAGGATCTAATCCTGTGATCACATGGATGATGTCATGTGTCGATGCTCACACGGATTCAAATGCCAATGTAAAGCTGATCAAGCCACAGCACGATCGGAGTGCTTCCAGGATCGATGGAGTGATCGCTTCGATCATGGCCCTGGATACGGCGATCACACAAGAGCCTGAGGGAATATCAATAGACGAACTGAAAAACATGATCAGTTTTTTCTAACGGAGGATGTCAATGGGAATTTTTTCGAGATTTAAGAAGGTGGCCGAGGAAGTGGTGGACATCCCTGTCAGCATGTGGAAGACCGGGTTTGCCGGTCCCGCCTTTGGTGGAGGGGAGACAGCCATGGAAAACTCAGCCTTTTGGGCCTGTGTGACCAAGCTGTGCCGGACCTTCGGCTCCCTTCCGCTTCATATCTTTGAGACCAACGGAAACCGGAGGGAGATCATGAGGACCGGGGCAGGGGCCAGGCTCCTGAGCGATCCCTGTCCCTATATGACCCCATATCAATGGCGATTCATCATGGCCTTTAATTATGAATTATACGGCGTGGCCTATGCGGTGCTGAAGAGATCCTCGATGGGAGATCCGATCGAGGCCTATCCGATCAGCCCCAATGCGATCCACCCGGTCTGGAAGGATGGCAAGTTGTTTTATTCGATCCCCGCAACAGGTGAGGTCCTTCCGGCCTCCGATGTCCTGGCGATCTACAACACCCCGACCGGATATTCCAGTGTTCTCTCTCCGGTGGAATATGCCAGCAAGGATCTCAGCGTTGCCAGCAATGCCAAGACCCTTCAAGATGCCTACTACAAAAGAGGGACCACGATCGGGGGAACGGTGACGGTCCCCAGGGGAACTCCCAAGGACGTAAAGGATGCCATCAAAGCGATGTTTGCCGGTGAGTTCTCCGGGATGTCCGGGGCGTATCGGGTCGCTGTCCTGGAAGACATCATCAAATACGAACCGATCCGGCTGACCGAGGACGACTCCAAGAAGATGAGCGATGCTCAGTCCTGGACTCTTTTGGAAGTGTGTCGGCGTTTCGGAGTTCCTCCAGCCTTCGCTGGGGATCTGACGAAATCCACCTATGCCAACCAGGAGCAACAGGCGATCGAACTGGTGACCTATTCGATCCAGCCCAGGGCCAAGAGTTGGGAAGATGCCCTGGACAAGGTGATCTGCAAGGATGGTCAATACATCAAGTTCTCCCTGGCTGGCCTTATGCGGGGCGATCATTCCACCAGGTCGGCCTTTTATCATGCCGGGATCCTGGATGGATGGCTGACTCCGAACGAGGCCAGGGCGTATGAGGATCTCAATCCGGTCCCCGAAGGGGATCATCTCATGTTCCCGCTGAACTACATGTCCCTGGCTGATGTGGTGAACGGAGCCGGGGCTCCAAGCCTCCCAGGGATTCCTTCATACGGGGAAGAGAAAAAGATCGAACCAGCACAGCCTGGGTCACTTACAGAGAAGCGTAAAGATGACCTGTCGTTCCTGTCTGAGGCCCAGGCTGTCACAAGATCGGCCCGATCTCAGATCGAATCGGTGATCCGGAAACAACTGAAGGCCGAGATCGATGAGATCAAGCGACTGATCGCAACCAACCAGGGCCAGGGAGTTCAGAAGATCCTGGACGACTTCAAGGCCTTTTGTGAGAAGACAGCCGGAGAGTATGGCCAGCAGTATGTCCCGATCTACCAGGGGATCATCAATCGCCTGGTCCCGATCGTACAGAAACAGGTGAAGACCGGATCCGAGATCTCCCAGGAGAGCCTGGACAACTATGCCAGTAAGTATGCGGTCAGTATGGCCGGAAGACATGGCAATGCCAGGGCCTCAGAGGCCTCCAGAGCCTTCGCTGGACACCAGGAGGATGAACTGATCACCCTGGCCGATGAAATGTCCTCAGCGTGGCTGGAGACGGTCCCGAAGACCGAATCCTTTGACGAGACCAACCGGGCTGGCAATGCCTTCAATCTCTTCACCTTCGGGATGTTGGGCGTTTCCTATATGCATGTGGTGGCTTCTGCCGATGCCTGTGAGTTCTGTCGGGGCCTGGATGGGAAAGTGGTGGAGGTCAATGGAGCGATCCTGGACAAGGGATCTGCTGTGGACGATGGAGCCGGGAATGTCCGGATCATAAACAAGACGATGAAACACCCGCCTTTCCATACTCATTGTGAATGTGGGATCGCACCAGGGAAATAAAGGAGAGCAAGATGAGCAGACGACTATTGCGAGAAGATGTCGAGGTGGTGAGCCTCAAGAGTCTTCCGGAGTCCAGGCTGACCGAAGAGGCGGGAAGCGTGGGAGCATGGGAGGCCCCGGTCTGGAGACTGGGGGTCCTGAATCTCAATGGGAGGATCTACCCGGAGGACCTGGCCAAAAGGATCGTGGCCGAGAACAAGGTGACGGTGGCTTATGACGGCCATGACGGGGATCGCTTCGGAGATTACGAACCGGTGAAGGCCGTGGTCAAGAATCCCCGCATCCAGGATGGCCTGATGTATGTGGAGATCTTCGTGGTGGATCCAGCCTACCAGGAGAAATTGAAGGCGATCGCTGACCTGGGAGTCCAGATCGGTGTCTCTTCGGTGGGATATGGTGAAACAGATGCTAACGGTCTGGTGAATACCCATACCTATGAACTGGTACGGTATCTTGACTTTGTAACCACCCCATCGGGTCAGGTTTACGCTACGACAAAAGAATCTGCCGACACTGAGCCGGCCAAGGATGATGAGGGAGTGCCTTCATCTGAAACTGGGGAGCCGTCCCCTGAAAACCTGGCGAAGGTCGAACGATATAAAAAGGTCCAGGCCTATATCCTGGGAAGGAGAAACAAATGACTCTTAAACAACTCAAAGAAAAATTGACCGCACTCCAGGCCACTCAGATGGAGGCCTTCAATGCTATGGTGGAGAGTGCCACCGATGAAACCATCAAGGCCTATGAGGACTCGATCAAGGTCTGCAAGGTGATCGAGGATCAGATCTCTGCAATGGAGAAGAACGTCCTCGATGAGGCTGGAGTCCCCGCTGGGATCCAGGAGGAATCGGCGTTGACTGAGGATGCCAAGACCTTCATCAAGAAGATCCAGGAAGCTGTGGCTGTCGGTTCCAGCTATACTGGTTTGATCCCCACTACGATCTCCAGCGAGATCATCAAGAAGAGGGAGCAGTACGGTAAACTCCGACCGCTTGCCCGCAAGATGACTCTCAAAGGCGACTACACTGTGGCGATCGATGGTGATCAGGTCACTGTCGAGTACGTGGCCGAAGCCGGTGGAATCCCTGAGAAGGGAGCATCTGTCGGGACTGTCAGCTTCTCTGCTTACAAGCTGGGAGCGTTGGTCAAGGTCTCTCATGAGTTCCTCACAGACCTGGCTATCGATGCCATGACCTGGCTGACCGACAACATTGCCAGAGCCTTCGCAAAGAAGGAAGACCAGGAGATCCTCAATGGAACAGGATCCACCAATTCCCACATCACTGGAATCCTTACCACGGTGGACACCGATGCCGTTGTGGCTGAGGCTGTGGATGCGGTGACCCTCGATGAGGTGAAGACCTTGATCGGATCTTTGGGCGACTATGCTGAGGGATCTGTGTTGATCATGAACGAGGCCACCAGAACAAAACTGAGCCTCCTGAAGGATCTCCAGGGCCAGTATTACTTCCCGATCCAGAGTGATCTCAAAGAGATCCAGGGCCACAAGATCGTGACCAGCCAGTACATGCCTGTCATGGGAGCCGATGCCAGAGCGATCATTGCCTGTAACATGGATTACTACATGCTGGTAGACCGGGAGCAGATGGACATCAAGGTCCTCAATGAACTCTTCGCCGTGAACGACCAGAAGGGCGTGATCGGGATTGAGAGAGTTGACGGTAAGGTCCTGGTGGCCGATGCCTTCAAGGTCCTGAAGATGGCCTCTGCCGGCTGAGGAGAATAACGGATGACGACTCCACTACTGACCCCTGAAGATCTGAGGACCGAGTATGGTTTCTCGATCAATCCCACCCAGGAAACTCAATACGAGTCCCTGATCAAGACTGCAACGGAGGCCTGTCTTCGGTACATCGGACGGGATCTCAGTGTGGAGACGTTCGATCAATATGCCGATGGTCACTCCCAGGTGATCGTCCTGGATAACACTCCGGTGGTCTCGATCACCGGGGTCTTCCTGGATCCTGGGAGAGCCTACACAACAAAACTCCTGGAGTCCAGCTACCGGCTGGACCCGGCCAGTGGTGTGCTGAGAATCTATGCCCCGATCCCTGAGGGAGAGGATGTCGTGAAGATCAGCTACACAGCCGGATTCCCGGAGGTCCCTGCTGACATTCTCTATTGTATAGCCATGACGGTGCAATACATGAGGATGGTCCTCCAGGCCGATCTGGCCGGAGTATCCAGCAGAACGACCGATGGCGGGACCCAGGCGATCGAGCAGAGTATCCCTCCGCTGGCAGTAAAGAACCACCTAGCCATCTATCAAAGAGTAAAGGTGAAGTAATGCTGAAGGTGGAGATCTCCGGAGATGCCCAGGAGCGGATCGAACGGACGAGGGACCACATCCAGGGATGGATCACAACCTTCACCGGCGACATTGCCCAGGAAGGATCGGCCTTTATCAAGGATCGCTATCTCCGGGGCCAGGCGTTGCGAAGGCTGTCTGGTGAAACGTTCGGATCCGTGAAGCAATTCTATGTAAAGAAGACGAGGACCTGGTACATCCGACCCGGTGTCGGTGTACGGGGGAGCCTCAACTATCTGGCCAAGTGGATCGGGACGGATCGGGAGTTTATGCGACCTGGTTTCGATCGGTTCCTGGCAACCAAGGATGTTGAACTGGGCATGATCAAGAGATTGGAGAAACAACTATGAAAAGTAAAACCGATCAGGTGT